AAGCATTTGTATAAGTTACATCACAGTTTTGTCTTGCAGAAATGTTACCTGGTTTTAATAAGTATTCATGTGTGAAAGCTCTTGTTCCTTGTTGATTAGTTTTATATACAGCAGGAATGATTACAGGTAGACAACTACCATCACATTGAGGATTGATACAACCATGATCATGTTGACAATCTACGCAAGGAGTACCACCCACTGTTACAGGAGTTACCTGTATTGTGGTTTGTGAAACTGCTTGAGAGTAGAATGAATTGGCTGTTTGATATGGATAGCCAGCTGTTGATGTACACATCCAAGCTTCTCTTACAGCGTAAAAGTTATCTGGGAGTCTAGCTTCAAAGTCTTCTACATATAACACCTCTTCACTAATAACATAAGTTGCCCTACCTAACTTCTTAAGACATTTGTCTAAGTAGGTGGGAAACAATAAATCATCCACTGCTCCTGTGTCAAAATAAGACTTTAACTCTTCCTTAACAGTTGAATAAACTGGATCAGGAGAGACAAAGTTATACTTGTAATAATATGACATGTTATTTTATTTTTTCCACTCACAGTAAATGTTTTGGTATTTACTGTCAGTTTTTATGTAATGGGATAGTAATCTAGATGTTGTACGAGAGGGCTTGAAATACCAGAGGTCTATGTTTCTTATTCTTGTAGATTCTTTGAACCACATCCAACCAAAGAAAAACCCTTCTGTATGATAGTTGAAATTGTATATGCGTTTACCTTTCTCCTTAGTTTTTTTCCAATCTATAGGTAAGTTAACTACTTCTTTACCATCAACAGTTTTTAGTTTTCTCCTTTTCTTTTTGTTGATGGAAAACTCTCCAAAGCCAAAAGGAAGTCTTGCTTTCTCTCCTGTTTCTAGAATGTAGTTTTTAAAATACTCATTGTATGAGTATATGATATTCTTCCACTGATCAAATGTAATTTTTAAAGTGGGATTCTTATTGCAAAAATTATTGTAGTTTTCTTTACTAGAACTTCTCCAATCTATCTTTGTACGCATTAGTTGCTTGGTTTTACAGCATTTGGTGCCTGCCCATCTGCACCATCGTCAGATATATCTGTTTTAAGTCTAAAGTAAGTAGATAACAACTTTTGAGAAGTGAGCTCTAACACTTGCTTCTCTAAATATCCAGGACATCCATATTCCTTATCTAAAGGATTCATACAGACTTCTTCTATAGGATATACTATACTACCACAGCCACACTCAGGGAACATTATTTCATTAGGTACATCTTCTTCAAAGAAAGCAGATATTCTTGTTGCCTTTAATAATGGATTGTTAATATATAAATAGCCACCATTAGCTATCCAATAGTATTGTTCATTCTTTATAATAGGAAGTTTCAATAAGTTTAAATACCTATTGATTGTAATCTCTTTAAATCTTTTACCTTGACCACCCATAGCGTTGATAGAATATACACCCTGAATTACATATTGATAGTTTCCTTCAGATATGCGAGGAAGTTTATATCTGCTTCTTGCTACATTGCATGGATCTACAAATTCACAACATTCAGAAATAGGAACCTCTACCATCTCTAAACAAGGGATGGTAGTAAATAAAGTATCAGTGGCCCAAAGCTTTCTAAGATTTGTTTCACGCTTAACCAATAACTGTGTGTTGTTCTTAATCTCAGATGCCACCACCCTATCAGTGATAAGGTTATCTGTGGATAGCAACTTGTGCATTCCACGTACATCTGAAACTAATTTCCTTAATGTTGCCATTATAAATACTGTTTGAATATATTTGTCATTCCATCAGTCTCATCTATCAAGAATGCTGTCACTTCTGCTTTAGACATTACGTGACCATTCTTATCATCCCAAAGACTCTTTGCATTTGAGAATGCTGGAATTTGGTAAAATTTAATACCATTAAAATCATGACTCACCTCGTGGTGTTTGTCTCCTGTAAATATATAGAAGTTATCATAATCAGACCAGTTGTTCTTAAACTCAATTGGAAATATACCAGCAAGCTTTACAGGCTTAATAGCATCTCCATGGTTAAACATCATTGCTGTATTACCATATCCTATGTATTTTCTATATTTAGGGCTGATGTTAAAGTCAGCTCTTTCTTCTTTTCTAAAATACGTTTGTAACCAATTAACCATATGCCATCCTACAAACTCATCATGATTACCAGCTACATACACTACGTTAACATTTTTAGCATATTGTAATAACATTGTAATTACAAGTATTTCATGATTACATATCTTAAGAAATCCTTCATGATATGTACCTATATTAGTTTGAGGAGTTCCTTTTGTAGTGTTGTTAGTATGCTCACTGTTAAACTCATCTGAACCAATTATGTAAGTGATGTGATCTAGATTGTTAGATAGTTGAGCTTGAGTTAAAATAAGTTCTGTTTTAAACATCATTCTAGCAAACCTTTCTTCTATATCATTATTTCCATCTATGTCAAACTTATTCAAATGTGAGTCTTGTTTATTAATAACTAAACAAGCATGTTGCTTAGTTGGAACAAACTTAGGACTTATAACTGCTTGACTTACAGGCTCATATGAAGCTAAAAAGTCTACAAAACTATCTTGAAAAACTTGCTCTGTAGACTTCTTTCCTAACCATGCTTTGACTTGCCAATGAGGATTTCCACCATTCCCCCAGAAGTTTTGTACATATTTAGTTATTTCCCATTTCTCTGTATCTATCTTACACTTATTAATTAACTCATCTAAGCTCTTTACTTCTTCGCTAAAATTAGCTACCACCTCTCCTGTACCCTTTACAAGGTCTTCTGTAAACTTAACAACCCTATCTTCTAAGTCTGTTATATAGTTTCCAATCTCTGCATTTTCTTGAGCCACCTCTTCATTTCTTAGTTCTTTTAGTAAATCATCAACCTCTAATTCTGTAATTCCAAGCTTATCAGCGTAGAACTTCTTGCTCTTTTTCCAATGTAGAATGTCTTCTAACTGTTGTAGTAAGGATTGGTTTTCAGGCATATGTAGCTAAGTTTAATTAAAATTAGCGTAAAGATAGGAACTATTTCTGATATACCCAAAAATTTACTAACTAATTTAATTATATAGAATAACTTTTTTTGTTAGAGTTAAAACAAAAACCCCCAGCCTAGAAAGGCCAGGGGGTACTCTGTAAACCAACAAACAGGGTTTTTGATATATTAAATGTTAATCTATTAACAGCTTACATAGTTTGTAAGTTCTCCATTAACATCTACTTCCACTGCATAATCAGTACCACTTCTGGTTAATTTTCTCCATCCCACTGAACCAACAAATGGTGTTGTCAAACTTGGACTATCATAGAAAATCATTGTTACAATAGGAACAGTATATCCAGGTAAAGCATAAACAAGACTTGTTGTAGTTGAACCACTACAAGCACTAGCAGAACTACCTGTAGCTGAGTTATCAATTGTATATTCCACAGGTCCTGCTACAGTAGTTGTTGTAGTTGTTGTACTAGTACTAGTAGATGTGGTAGATGTAGTTGTTGTGGTGGTTCCTCCAGAAATAAGCATGTCAAGAGAGTTGGTACATGTTGCCAAAGAGGTCACTCTAATAATAGTAGCTCCATCAGGTACACCTGTTAGGGTGTATCCTGCTTGTAAGGCTGCTTTTGATATACCAGAAGCTAAGGGTGTAGTGTATCCATCTGCATCTGAATAGATGTCAAATGGGCCTGTATCTGCCCCAGCTAGGGTTAATGTTACTAAGACTGTCATTTTTTAAATTGATTTTGATTGGTTATGGACATTGATTCAATAAATTACAAAGAGCAGTTTGTAATTGTACACTATTTCCAATAGCAGTTAAGATTGTTTGGGCTAATAGTGTTGGATCTAAATCAGCGTCTATCTTTTGGAGAGCCACTGTTAAGTTATCATTTGTTTCTATACCTGTATTAGGAAGATTAGGGCCTGTGTATTTTATATTGTTTGTACCAATACAATATACAGGACCTGCAGTTTGTCCTTCTGGGGTATAACATGGATTATAAATATTAACCATTTTTTTCTATTAAGGGATGTACATTATATAATATGCAGCAATTACAGGTTGTATGTTTAAATGAGCTCCATCATTACCTGTAGGGTCAACTGTTATAGCCACATTATTAGGAGCATTGGAAGTCACTGTAATTCCAGTGGTAGCTGTTGTTGTTTGAACATTAAAAGGGCTTCTGTTTACAATACCAATATTACCAGCACTATCCCAACCTTCTGGTGAATTGCCAAGATAATGACTATGACCAGGGTCGTTCAATGTAACAGTTGCTGTACCTAAAGCATTGTGTGAGTGGGCTGGCAATTGTGAAGGAATAAGCACTATTGTATTTGCTCCTGCTGTACCAGATAAAGCATAGTTAGGGTTGCCAGCAAAAGCAGGATTAACAGCAGCATCAAGACCAATTCCTACAGGAGGTACACTAGCAATAGCTCCTACAGCAACACGTCCTCTTTTATCAGGAGTGCCATTTAAGCCATTGCATAGATACACCTTGTTGAAACCATTTGCTGGAATACCAGCACCTGTTCCATCAAAGTCAGTCAATGACCCATAATATTCATATGCTACAAAAGGAACCATCTTTGAAGACTGCTGGGTAGAACCACCTGCTTGACTAGCTAAATAAGCAGCAATTAAAGCATCTAGGTCTGCAAGCTTAACATAGTTTGTATCTAAGTCTAAAGTAAGAGCAGCTAAGTTAGCTTCAACTATACAAAGCTTTGTTATAACAGCTTGTAATACAGCATGTGTATCACTAGAGTCTGTTACACCACTTAGACAGTCTACATCATAATCAGCATTCAATATAGCAATTTCAGCTTCTACAGCATCAACTTGTACTTGTAAATCACAAGCAGCTCTTACTAAAGCAGACAACACCTCAACTAAGTTAGGTGTTCCTACTGGTAAGTATTGATCTACTAGTTCACAATAATAAGCAGGATTGATAGTTATGTCAATACCTGTTCCATCTAAGAAGGAAACAACAGTATCAATTAATATATTCTCTACAGTGAGCAATGAGTCTCCTGTTGTAATACCCAATGCTTCAGAGCCAATACCTGTATATCTAACACATTGATCAGATACAATCTCTACACAGCCATTATAACAGGCATCACAAGGTCTTATTGTTGTACTGGTAGAAGTGGTACTTGTAGTAGTAGTAGTAGTAGTAGTGGTATCTTCTGGCATTTTATAATTTATTTATGAATTAAAATTTTAACTCTACTAGCTATTCTTTGTACAGAGAAATGGTTGGCATAGTCTGGA